TCCCTTTCTTTTTTTTATTATCTAGTGACTGGTATCAAAGGGCATCGAGATCGAGATTATTTTTAAATAAGTAAAGTAGTGTTATAATTATAAAACACAATTAGAGAGGTACAAAAATGACAAAATTATTAAGTATTAACGCAGATGCAAAGACAATAAAAGGAAACAAAAAAGGCTTTATGACGGCCATACAATATTTAAGCCCTTATAAGGATAGCGGGGTTAACTTGTGCGCCAATGCAGACAACGCACAATGTCATATTGCATGTTTAAAATCTTCAGGTCGCATGGTTATGGCATTCGATGCACGATTAAACCGTACTAGATTATATTTAAATAATCAGGCAGAATATTTTAGGCAATTAGTAAAAGAGATTAAAGCATTTATTAAAAAGGCTGAACAAAACAATTTAACCCCTTTAGTGCGCTTGAATGGGACGAGTGATATACGTTGGGAAAATGTCGGGTTTTATTCTGAAGGCGTTTATTATCGTAACATTATGGAGTGCTTTGAAAACGTTCAATTTTACGACTATACCAAAATCCCAAATAGAGAAAAAAGCATCAACGGCGTTCAAAGCTTCCCGACTAACTACGATTTAACATTTTCTTATTCAGGGGCCCCAAGTTTTAAAAGGTTTAATGACCGTGCAATAAAAGAAGGTAAACGAGTTGCGGTTGTATTTGATAAGCTTGTAAATATACCCGTAACGTTTCATGGTCGCAAAGTTGTAAGCGGGGATGATACAGATATAAGGCATCTAGATCCCGAGGATGTTGTGGTTTCATTATATGCGAAGGGACACGCAAAAAAAGATGAATCCGGGTTTGTTGTTAAGACGTAAACCCAACAGAGTACCTTGTGGGGGGCAGAGAAATCTGCCCTTTTTATTTACCTAGTGACTGGTATCAAAGGACAATGAGTGACTGGTATCAAAGGACATCGCCATCGACATTGGGTTTACGATAAGTTTTACTTATCAATTTGTTCCAATGTTCCAATGTTCCAACCCAAAACAAGTATACATAGGATTTTTCAGGATTCCGAAAGTCAAGAGACCTGATTTCGCGGTGCAATAAAAAAGCCTGTGAGCATATCGTACTTAAAACAGTGTGGAACATTGGAACAGCACACAAAATATACAGCACTATATATATATAATATTAATATTTATAGTAGTAGTAGTAAGGGTTTAAAGGAATTCGCACCAATAGTTATCCACAAGTTAATCCACAGATTTTGTGTAGCTTTACATATGGAACACGTTGGAACATGGAACAGACTTTGGAACAGACCCGAATCCTATTAAATCAATGAAATCAACGAGATAGCACCTACAAGGCTCGTAGCGAGATAATTAGTAAACTTGAACCTTACCTATCAACCCTTACTAGAACGTCGCATACAGAGCCAATATGACAACTTAAATTTTACAAGTATCAAGACCTGTTCCAATAATCGTGTTCCAATCTGTTCCAATCTGTTCCAATAATAATTAAAGTATTAGTTGACATGTCTGAAATAGTAGCGTAATGTTTTATGTAGCTTTACTAATTTTTAACCACACGAGGAACTAAAAATGAATATTAAAATAACTAGAAACGAGTACGGAACTTTAGAGTTTGATGGAACTTTTGAAGAGAAAGACGCAGTAAGACAAGAATTAAATGAGAGAATTAAAAAAGCTAAAGAGGCTAGTGAGGTTTTGTTTCAATTAATAAAAGACCTAGAATTTCAGAAATTAGAATTAATTGTGAGCAACCACACGGGAGAAACAGTATGAATATGACAGATGAACTTGACGAAATAATGGGGTGGACTTCCACCTCATATGAGGGAGAAAAGGCATGGGAGATAGTAGGCGGACGCATGTCAGGCACTGATTACAAACTTGCATTATTAAGACTACAAGGAGATTCAAATGAACCCAATGAGAGATATTAATAAATCAAGGGGGAATTGCCCCAACCTCACTTGGTCGGGCAGACCATCGGAAACTACACCAAAAACCAAATGTGGCTCGACAGGATGGTACGGAAAACCTGTCGCATGTCATGAGTGTGAAACAAAACATGACCAAGAAACACAACCCTATTACCCCGACGACGATTACGATGACGGACTTAATTAAAAAGGAGATTCAAATGAATATAACAGAAGAGGAAATTAAAGAAGTTGTCAAAGAGCTAACGAATATGACAGAAGAGCGAATTAAAAAAGAAGTACTCTATGATTTATGGCTAGGCGATAAACTTTTTACTGAAGAGCAAGATGAGGTGATAGAAACTGAAATCCAAAAACGACTACAAGGAGAATCATAATGATTAGAATGACATGGAAACAGTTTGAAGATAAGTATCAATTTGAAACAGATGAGAACGGCTCACAATTATTCTCGGCTCAAGACAGTCGCAAGATAGATGTTGAGGAAGAACACGGAGACAATGCTTGGCGATATATTTGGACAGTCTGTTCCGAGGGCAGTGATGAATACTTTGTTGCGGGGTATGCCGTTGTCAATCGCATGGACTACATGATTGCAACAGTACCCAATGATTTTTCAGCAGAAAAGTGTGAGATGGGAGAGTCAGTTGAGATTGTCGAGGACTATGATGAACTATCACAAAGACCCAAGAACGAGTTGGCTATCAGCCCCAAACAAATAGAGGGGTATCCCCAACTCAATACCTACCTCCACTATAAAAATTACGACCTATGGATAGACAACCATCTTGTCAAAGTCGAGATATTTGCCGAGCAGAACATGGATGACTATGTATGGTTCAGCCTAGCGATTGACGGAGAGGTCATGGAGACGTCCGAGTATAGTGATTGGAATCCTGAAGAAGAGGACGAGAAAGGGGAGTTCGACTTTGATGAGCTAGTCAAGACCGAACTCATGGGTAACCGATACTTGGGCAGAGATATTGTTGCCGATACATTTATGAAAATAACTTTAGAGGAGGTAACATCATGAGTAAAAAAGCTCAAAGCCAATACCACGAACTTGTAAAAGATATTTTGTGGACTTTTGTTAATGAAAAAGATATTCCTGAGATTGAAAAACAAGTTAATGAAGTCCGTAAAGAATTCAACCAACGCAAACTAGGAGAGTGAACATGGAAACAGAAGTAACAAAGAAGTACAGGATATACAGATACATTAATGACATATCAATAAATGGTAAAGAGTTTATTTGTGAGGATGATGGCTCGATCAAATTGTTCGATAGTGAAGACCACGCAAAGGCATTCATTAAAGAGGGCGACCCGTCAATCGATGTGGAGGCTGACGACCTACTACATGAATATGGACTAGACATTGAGGAGGATGATGATGGAGTTTAATACTGATTCACTGGACGAGTACTGCCGAAATACATTCGGTCATAGCAATTGGGAGTTTATTGAAACCAAGCCTGACCATGTAATTGTGAAGTTTAACAAAGAACCTTTGGAGGACGATGACATGAGCGAATTTGAGAGAGGAGAACGATAATGACTAAAAGATGGTACACAAACAACTGGGATGGGTCAGCGTGGGTATTCAACAAAGCCCTAGACGAAGTAGAAGTCCCGATAGATATTTTGTATGATGTTGAACATGATGACGGGGGGAGTTTCCCCGCGATATACCCAATAGCAACATACTCGGATGACGATGGATACGAGCAAGACTATAAGTTATCGGAGAATGAGATTCAAAAATTTTACGAGGAGGTCTACGAGGCTATGCAAGAAGAACCTATGTACGATGAATACGGAGGTGCGCTATGACAGTAGAACAAATAGAGGAGTGTGAAGATGAAATATAAATACATACCTGAAACAAAAAAAGAAAAATTAATAGATAAGGTGATGAGAATTAAAACATCATTTATTTATTCTGATAGAGCCGAGCTATTATGGAATATGGACGAAGATGATTTGGAAATTTTATTAAAGGAGATACAACAATGAGTAAACTAAAACTAAAACACTATCGAGTGTATGTCACGCAGTATTGTATACCGATGGACATCATGGCAGTAAGTACAACCCAAGCAAAAAGAATTGCTACCGAAGACCGCACATGGGAAGTAATGGATGCTGACATTCGAGCAGAAAGACAGGAGGAGAGAGAGGAACAAGAGGCTATAGATGAAGAAGACTATCAATACAGGGGGAACACATAATGTACCACGTGCAAATGAAAAAATCTTTCGATCGAGGAGGAGACAAATGGATGTCAGCTTGGGAGGGTGCGGAATGCAACACTCAAGAAGAGGCGTTCGATATGCTAGATGAATATCTAGAAGAGGCAAAGGAAGATGGGCTTGAATATAATCGAGACCATTATCGAGTTAAATATATAGAGGGCATAGTCATAGACTTTAGCCCCGAGGGAGAAGAGTAATGCCTAAAGAAAAGATTGATTATGTAGAGCAAGACATTTATGACTACTTTGGGGCAGACCAAGATATTTGGAAAGCCGAACGACATGAACTACTGGGAATCATTGGGGGTATGAGTGGCATACTAGAACTCATATGGCACAACCAAGTGTCGGCTGAGCGTTCATTCAAAGACTTTAAGGATTGGCTAAAAGAAACGAAAGAACTTGACATGATAGAAGTTGTAGATAATACTGATACTCCAATCAAAGTCGGAGAGGGCTAATGGCACACCATATTTTTATCAAAGTTCGTAGACTACTCATGGACTTCGTTGCCTTACTTGATAAACATAGCATAGGCAGTGAAGACCGAGAAGAGGCTAATCGAATCATCGAAGAGCTATCAGTAATAATGAAAGATGAGAAGTTTGTAGAACATCTTGAAACCGAAATAAAGCAACACGAACATCAGCAAATATCAGAGGACATTGCAGACGAGATTCTGTCTCATGGATGTCCGAATGGTAATTGCGATGTATAAAGAGAGAGCAGTATTTTATTTTAATTAAACGGAGAGAACTAATGAACCAAGCAACAAAGAAAAACGTAATAGCATTAGCAGTTATCGTAGCAATTGGAGGGCTTGTGTATGTATCAAAACAAGATGTACCCACACCCGCACCCACATCAGCACCCGCGGTAGTCATAGTTGAAACTATCACAGAATCAGAGGCTAAAGCACTGGTATCAAAAGACACCGGCATTGACCTTATAAATCTTGGAGACGAAACAGTTCTTCCTGAAATTGCGGGATATGACAACCCAACAGTTGACGACCTACCCCCACTTACATTGGATGGTTCACACCTACCCGATATGGTGGGCTATGAGTCTCCATCAGCTGACGAACTTCCGCCACTAGAATTATAGTGGCAACACCTGAAAAGAAAGTAAAACAGAAAGTATGTGCCAAGCTTAAGGAACTTGGTGCGTACTACTTTTATGCCTCAACAGGAGGATATGGGGCAAGTGGTGTACCTGACATCGTCGCATGTTACAAAGGTAAGTTTATCGGGATCGAGTGTAAAGCCAATGGAAACAAAGCAACGGCCTTACAACAGAAACACTTACGGGAGATAAGTATGCAACAAGGAGTCTCACTAATTATTGACGAGACGAATATTGAGATGTTAGAGTATTACGTTAAAGGCAAACGAGTGATGAGTTTGGAGAGTAAAACATGAATGCAGAAAATAATAAAGCAAAGAAAGAACTTACACGCATGCAAACTAAAGAACAAGTAATAGATATGTTAAGGGAGGAGGGGTACACGGTTTTATACCCAATACCGAAAGAGGCTTCAAGAATACGCATGGAAGCGAGAATGGTAAGGGTATTAAAACAAAGCATAATACCTGTGTTAGAGCATAGTGGGTATACGGTAACTAAAACAGGAGTGCCTAAAAGATGAACGCAGAAGATGTAGATATGGTGAATCAACCGCCTCATTATACGAGTACCAAGTATGAGGTGATAGATATACTCGAAGAGTTTTTTAAAGACGACCCGCTACTATGGCAGTGCGGTAAATATCTTTTACGTTGTAAAGGTAAGGGAAACCTAGAGCAAGACCTTAGTAAGATGATATGGTACGCTAAACGTAGGATGGAGAGAGGACATAAATGAGTAGATTTCAAGTTGAGGAAATTGCTAGAAAGAAGCGAGAAAGGGAAGAGCAAAAAGAAAGTGCCATTAAACGCGCATTAGATTATATGGAAAGAAAACCTGACGCACCGAGAAGTAGAGTAGCAGAATATGCCGGTGTTTCAGAATTTACCTTAAATAAATGGGGTGTTAAACTACCAAAACCTATCACTGCAAAACAAAGAATCAAAAAAAGTCCATGGAGCAAGGGACATATGATATGAGTGACGAGATAGACGTAGCCAACAACGAAGTACAGAGACAATTAGAGGCAACTCTAAAAAGTGTTGATACGACTGTCGAAGAAAATGATACCGGCAAATGTACGTGGTGTGAAAGAGAAGTAAAAGACAAGAGACGATGGTGTTCAGTTGAATGCCGGGACGAGCATACATTTTATGCTAATAAACTATAAGGAGAACGACATGACTGTGTGGCCTCAAGAACATAAAGATCCTGATGAAGATGAGAAAGACTTACATTCTTTGTCAGAAAAAGACTATAAAGTATTGGAGTATTTCATTAATACAGTAGCCGTTGCTACGGCCAGTTACGTGCTTTATTTACTGTTAACGTAATGGCAATTATTAAAGAAGATAATAGAGTTGGCCCCGCGGTTTGTTGCGAGTGTGGTAAGGACGCAAAGATTAACCACGGGGGCAAGTGGTATTGCTCAATAGAATCAGATATGGGCGTGATGAACTTAAAAGGATTTTGTATAAAAGAGAGGAAAAATAAAAATGACAAAGAAAAAAAATTTAAATAATCGAACTAAAGAACAAGTAGACCAAGACGAACTTTTTATTGACTTTTGTCAATTATTTAATATTAAAGTTGATACAGAAAAAGGAATAGCGTCAATAGGAGTGGATAAAATACCTGATATTATAAAATATTTACAAATAGTACACGGAATGCCAAAGGGAGAGGAAAAATAATGGAAAAAGTTTATGATATATGGATTGAGTTAAATAAAGAGTTAATGACGGTAAGAGCAGAAAACTTAACAGAAGCTTTACAAGAAACAAAAAAAGAATTAAATAAAATAATTGATAGTATCACTGAAGAAGACCTAAAGAAAAATATAGATACTGAAAGGGGGTTGTATTATTATCAATTTCAAGAGAGAAAGAAAGATACATATGACAACACAGATATTGTCATATATGACAGTTTAGATTATTCATATGTGGAGGGCAAAAAATATGATGATTTTTTAGACATTGATTTGTTAAATTGGGATAGACCTGAAATAGAACATC